CTCCAGTCATCTTCATCAGGGTCGATGGCCGAGCCCTCTTCATCGAGGGTAAATGGTAAAACTTGACCAGGATCAGAGGCCCCAGGGGGGAGCATTTCAACATCCTCACCGAAAGCTTGATCGAGCGTACGTTTGGTTCCAGCATGCAGCATAGGAGCAATAAGCGCGCGGTACGAGTTGTTCACAATCGCGCCGTTGATTTCCAGAGCTGCAAGGCTGTCGTACAAGTCCGGGGATCGAGTGGGCCCGGAGCTGTCAGACTGGTTGAGGGTGATGATTTCAACATCCTCAACGGGGGAAGTTTGATGTTGGCCAAACGTGTCAGACAACAAACCAAACTGCGTCGTATTGATGCGGACGCCCAGAAGGCGGCGCTCAATGCGGTCAAAAGCCTCAAGTTGCTGCGCTGCATAAATAGCAAGCGGGTGCGTCTCGAGGCGAACAATCCGTTCCCAAACAGATCTGTCAGTCAGGGCAAGGCCACAGGAATTCAGAAAGGCATTCCACATGAACTCGGCCCGAATGGTGGTGTCGTCGAACAATTCGCCGTCACCTGCAAACCCGGGGACCAGACCAGGGCACGGGATACGTATAGTACCATGCCGGTCATAGACCTCGGGATTGACCAGAAAATCCTGATCAAAAGCGCCGTAACTTCGGTTGGGCCCAAAGAAATACGCATGCGCATCGCCGGTGGTGTTAGAGTTTTCTCTACCAGGCGTGGTCCCCCGAGTGGGAGCAGGAGGGAAAGGGCTGCTTGAGGGCAACTTGAAGGGGTTAGCTGCAAGGGCCTGTTTCAAACGGTCTTTCACATCCTCTGTCTTGGGGGTTGGAACTGCTGGGGCGGGTGAGCTCTTCCGAATGTTCCCAAACGTGAACGCGGGTGCTGAAACCGGTGTCGAAGGGAAGGAGAAGGGGAAAGCCCAGATGTTGGCTGGGGCGGCGCTCGTGGAGAGCGGAACCGGGCAAACCACCGGCGGCAACACAACTGGTCGGGCTGGCAAGGGCTTGCTGGGGGGGGCCATGGGCAACATCACAGCAGGGGATGGAGGCGGAGGGGGAGGTGTCCCACTAGAGGACCCCTTCGATGCCATCAGGGTGGCAGAAGCCGGTTTCGGGTCGGGCCTCTGCTCAGGGGGCGTTGCGGGCCCCTTCCGGGTCTGCTTCGCCTTGTTTTTCTTGGCAGCAAGTTCAGCGGCTTTCTCCACTCGCTTCTTCTCTGCCTCGAAATAAACCTTGCGGAACTGGTTGGGTTGCGCAATGGGTTTACCACCTTTGGGGTTCTTCTGGTAGATCTGGGCGTAGTAAAACAGCGCCAGCTCTCCTTCAGCCAAAGGGAGGGGTTCGAGGGGCTTGCCCTTGCCAGAGGCAGGGTAAGACCGTTCGAAAGCATTGCCGCCCTTTTCAACGACAACGCGAACAAACTGCTTGCTCTTCGCTGTGAACGCGGCGGCGGGACCAAGAGGCACTTCACCGGGCGTCTTCTCAACAACAGGGGTTTGTTCAACACGGTTCTCAACGACAACAGCTGTGCCAGGGGGAACAACCAGCTCTCCGTCTACCACAGCGGGCACGGTGAGAGGTGGAGTGAACTCCATAAGAACCGGGGGGGCAAGGCACTCAGCCAGACTTTCGAACTTACGAACTGTGGTCTCCCACCATTCATAGTCTGTGCCCAACTGCTCCGTGACATAATCCTCCATCCAAGCGTCTCTAAAGTTTGGATACTGCTCTTCACGAGGAAGGGTGCTGTTCCAAATGCGCAGGGAGTCGGTATATGTCCACCCAGGACGCTCGCGCTGAACGAGCTGTTCGACACGCGTGACAAAAGGCCCAATGACGGGGGTGTTGCCACTGCTGAGGAACAAAGCATGGCTCTTTTCGCACAACTTATCGGTTGCGCTAAAAGAACCAGCAACGGCGTGAGTAAGCTGAAAGTTACCCACGCAACGCAGGAACTCTGGACACGAGTTGGGATCACCAAGACACGCGCCAGGTCCATAGCGTCTGGACAAGAAGCTAAGTCCGTGACTGCCACGAGGGACAGGTTCGGCTTTGATCTCTTGCCCAACCATCGACGCGGCCTTAATGACATAACCCTGGTCAAGGTCGCCAATAAGTCCGTCATCACCTCCAGCAACAAACTTGGTATTCAAATGATCCCAAGCCTGCTGCGGAGTCCGCTGACTGAACGTGTCCGGTTGTTCCCCTATACGGAGAGCAACGTAGAAGACGAAGCCATTACGGATGGAGTTGAACACTGCCGTGTCCATGGCGCCAGATCCTTGACCGTAACCGAG